AAACCCGAACGTGCGCAACCGCAACAAAGGCGAGCGCCAGCCGGTCGTTAAAAACGAGTTCAGTGAGGAACAGACAGACAAGCTGACCGGCGTGTTTATGGATAACTGCTTTGAGTATCAGCTCAACTGGCACCGCGCCGGGCTGACTCACCGCATCCGCAATATCCTGAAGTCGCGCCAGATTGGCGCAACGTTCTACTTTGCCCGCGAGGCGCTGATCGATGCGCTGACCACCGGGCGTAACCAGATTTTTCTTTCAGCCAGCAAGGCGCAGGCACACGTCTTTAAAAACTACATCCTCGACTTCGCCCGCCTGGCTGACGTTGACCTGAAAGGCGATCCCATCGTGCTGCCGAACGGCGCGCGCCTGATATTCCTCGGCACGAATGTGCGTACCGCGCAGAGCTACACCGGCAACCTCTATCTGGATGAATATTTCTGGATCCCGAAATTCCAGGAGCTGCGCAAAGTCGCCAGCGGGATGTCGCTGCACAAGAAGTGGCGCACCACCTACTTTTCCACGCCGTCGGCCCTGTCGCACAGCGCCTATCCGTTCTGGTCTGGCGAGCTGTTTAACAAGGGGCGGCGCAGCAGAGATGATCGCATTGAGATAGACCTGTCGCATTCTCACCTGGCGAAAGGCGCGCTGTGCGGTGACGGGCAGTGGCGGCAGATCGTGACGGTTGAGGATGCGCTGACCGGCGGCTGTAACCTGTTCGACATTGACCAGCTGCAGCTTGAATACAGCCCGGCGGAATATCAGAACCTGCTGATGTGTGAGTTTGTCGACGACGCCGCGAGCGTATTCCCGTTTGCCGAGCTGCAGAGCTGCATGATCGACAGCTTGGAAGAGTGGGAAGACTTTAACCCGTACCTGCCGCGCCCGTTTGCATACCGGCCCATCTGGATCGGCTATGACCCGTCGCATACCGGCGACAGCGCAGGCTGTGCGGTTATCGCGCCGCCGCTCGTTGCGGGCGGAAAGTTCCGCGTGCTGGAGCGTCACCAGTGGCGGGGCATGGACTTTGCCGCGCAGGCGAAATCTATCGAGGACTTAACCAAAAAATACACGGTTGAATATATCGGCGTGGATGCCACCGGCATCGGCCAGGGGGTTTTCCAGCTGGTACGCCAGTTTTACCCGGCCGCGCGCGAGATTAAATACTCGCCGGAAGTTAAAACGGCAATGGTGCTGAAGGCGAAAGACACCATCAGCAGCGGTCGGCTTGAATATGACGCCGGGGCGACGGATATCACGCAGTCGTTTATGGCTATCCGCAAAACCATGACGGCCAGCGGCAACCGCTCAACCTATGAGGCGAGCCGCAGCGAAGAGGCCAGCCATGCTGACGTCGCCTGGGCAATCATGCACGCACTGTTAAACGAACCGCTTACCGCAGCCAGCGGCGGCGCTAACCCCTCTATTCTGGAATTTTACTGATGAGCAAACGCAGAGGCCGCAAGGCTCACACCGCCACCGCGCAGCCGGTACAGGCAACCGCACCACAGCAGCACGCCGAGGCGTTTACCTTTGGCGACCCGACGCCGGTTATGGATAAGCGCGATATTCTGGATTATGCCGAGTGCATCGGTAACGGGCGCTGGTTTGAGCCGCCGGTCAGCTTTAGCGGGCTGGCTAAGAGCCTGCGCTCGGCCGTGCATCACAGCTCACCGATTTACGTGAAGCGCAACATTCTGGCCTCAACGTTTATTCCGCACCCGATGATGAGTCAGCAGGAGTTCAGCAAGTTTGCACTGGATTATCTGGTCTTCGGCAATGCCTTTGCCGAGCTGCGCCGCAACGGCCTGGGTAAGCCGCTGCGCCTTGAAACCACTCCGGCCAAATTTACCCGCAGAGGCGTTAAGGATGGCGTTTACTGGTTTGTTAACGATTGGAAAGAGCCGCACGAATTTTCGGCCGGCAGCGTGTTTCACCTGCTGGAGCCGGATATTAATCAGGAGCTTTACGGCCTGCCGGAATACCTCAGCGCGCTTAACTCCGCCTGGCTGAATGAGGCGGCAACGCTGTTCCGCCGCAAGTATTATCAGAACGGCGCGCACGCCGGTTACATCCTGTATATGACCGACGCGGCACAGAGCAGCAGCGACGTTGACCGGATGCGCCAGGCGATGCGCGACACGAAAGGGATTGGCAACTTCCGTAACCTGTTTATGTACGCACCGAACGGTAAGCCGGACGGCATCAAGATTCTTCCGCTCAGCGAGGTCGCGACGAAAGACGATTTCTTTAATATCAAGAAAGCCAGCCGTGACGACCTCTTAAGCGCGCACCGCGTGCCGCCGCAGATGATGGGGATTATCCCTGACAACTCCGGCGGATTTGGGGATGCGGTGAAGGCCGCGCAAGTGTTTGTGCGTAATGAACTCACACCGCTGCAGGAGAGGATGAAGGAGCTAAATCAATGGTTAGGGACAGAAGTTTTATCGTTTAGCCCTTACGAGTTAACTTAGTTACAAAGGGTAATTATGCTTAAGCTGCTCCACCTTGACCAGTTTGAGGTGGTGTAGTGTTCGCAGCAGCAGACATAGCCGCTTGTATTGCAGTAGCTGTAAATAGTGTTTGTGAACCACTGCCATTGTGATCGAAGACGGAAATTTCAGTAATCCTGCCAGATGTGACTCTGTGAAAAAAATCGACAAAAAACTGAGGGTCATCACTTACAGCAGTTACGCTAACAATAAAACCTTTAATATTCTCAATAAAATAATTCGCCGAAGCTGCTTGCACAGCATTCATAAAGGCATTGCCACCAGAAACTGGTCTTTTAAATACAATATAAGCAATCTTCAACTTAAAGAAATCTGCTCTTTTCATCGAAGTAAATTTTAGAGAGAAATGATAAAGAGTTACAATTCCCTCGTGAATTTTATTGCGAATATCCAGCTTATCAACCCTTCTTGGGTTACCTTCTTTAAACTCAACAAAGTAAAGAATGTCATTATGTAAAAACAATGCATCAGGTGATTTTTCATTACCATCAAAGCTGTATGCATTGGAACAGTTTTTTACTTCATCAAAGCTTAGTGCTAATTCAGGAGATACAATAAAGTCTCGAGCTCCGATTGTATTGCGACTAATTGTAGTTAACGGCAATACTTCGCTCGGATAGTTAGCACAAAGAGCATTATAAAGAACTGCCTCATTAGATAACTGCGGCATCTGACTCATCTGATTACTCCATGTCATCAAAATTAGATTCAGAGAAAATATCATCAACTGATTTTTTATTTAGTTCATGCATAGGTGCTGCCAATAAGTCTATTGCGTATGAAATGTTTTCTGAAATATCCGAAAACTCAGAAAACTTCACTCCATCTTTTTTATGAGCCAGATAAAATTGATGTTTAATTTTTTTCTTGACACTAAACTCTTTCAACGCATGTACAATATATGGGCTATGAGTGGTGACTATTAGGTCAACACCGCAACTCACTAATGCCGTTACAATTTCACAATAAACGACCTGCCATTTAGGATGAAGATTTACCTCTGGCTCATCCAAAAGCAACAGGCTGTTTTTCTTAGTATTGCCTCCTTTAATTAGGAGATCGAGCATGCCAATAGCTTTTATACCAGAAGCAATGTTTGTTGAGGATATAGAAATTCCATCTCTATTAAAGACAAAATCTTTTTTATCAACATCGTAATCTACACTACCATCCAACAAACCATTAATTTTTTTAGATAGCACTGCCATTTCTGAATCATCGAGAAACATTTCGAACTCAAAAAACCCGTACATCGAATCACTTAATTTTGATGACAAGTCTTTTAAATGCAAAGGGACGGATAGTCTATTAGATGATGTATCATCGAAAAGAGTTTTAGATGTCCTTACCATATTATTAAACTGGATAATAGCAGGGGAATCTACATAAGTAGCATCGCTGAAGCCTAGGTCCTCATTAGCTTGATACCTGATGGAACCGTCTCTGTTTAAACTGATATCAATAATATCACTTGCACCATCTTTAATAGATATGGTTGCAGCATTTTGAACATCAGAGCCTTTCTGTAATATTTCATTTTTGAACTCAGAATAAAATGCTTTCTTAATCGCACGATTAATGGCACCTTTTTTATCTTCCGGCTCATTGAGCACATACTCGATTTTTGTAAAGTTATACTCAACTAGCGAATAAAGCTCATTGGGTATTTCAATGCCTTTAGAACGTGCATTATCTAATACGTAGAGAGCCTCATCCTTAGCCATTCTATATTCGAGCCGAATTTGGTTTTGCAATCTCCTTGGCTGGAAGAAATCCCTAACTTCAATTTCATGAGTAATGTTTACAGCGCGCCTCACCGCAAAGTAAATCTCTTCCAAATAAGAAAGAATGGTGACTTCCTTACTTTCTTCTAAATCTTCTCTGTATCTAGCAAATGCTTTTACCAATGAAAATAAAATCTTTCCAACTGTACTTTTACCAGTATCGTTTTCGCCAGTAATTACAGTCAGGCCACCTATTTGAACCTCGGCTTTTTTAATAATACCAAAGTTATCGACTGTTAATTTCATTAATTTACCTATTAAATTTATGTGTAAGCATTAAGATGCTACTTATCATCTGCTCACGACATGTTATTATATCTTTGGTTCAGCCGCCATAGGACCTTGCTAACTTCAAGAAAAGGTTTAGGTTAGTGCATGGTTGCACTGCAGCCATGTTAGTCCTATAGACATGAAACTATTCGGCTTTAAGCTATAGTTTTCACAAGGTGCTCTTGCGATCAATTCGATGGAGAGATCTAGGCCACTTTGTTGCTTGAGCGTCTCCAGACAGCATGCGCGCAATGCTATCCCCGCCACGCCTGCCCGCTTTGTGCATCGCTTTTAATGCAGTTGCATGTACCTCGCAAAACAGCGCCATCACTGGCGCTGCAGGGTGTTACAGTGCTTCAGAAATCAATGCAAATCCATGCACGTTATGCATGCATGGCTCATTTACGGGTTACAGCACCCGAAAAATCGGAGGAAGCAGCGCTTCCATAGCTCAACTGATGTAGATAAATGATGCCTTCACGAAGGGAAACAGGGCGCGGTAACTAGAACATAAAAACAAAATCGTAAGTCCTTCCGAGCCAGAATCCTCCGCCAGCCTCTTTAGGACGCTGAAAAAATACCCAGCCGCCGGAATGGAAGTAATCAAGGTAATCCCCACGGTAAACTATCTGGTAATTAGTGTCTTTTCCGCCCATCTTCTAACGCCTCGCAATGCTCGTTGTTCAACCGAGCCAATGCCAAAATCAAGATTTTGGCATCAGCACGGTTATCAATGCAGCCAGCTGTCATCTTCCCAGACGTTCTGAAGTAGATCATTCAGCCTGCGCCGGTCTTCCTCAACTTTCACACCGGGCATTTCAATTTTGGTGTAGCTACCCTGCCGCACCTGTACCACTGCATCAGGAAACAGCGCAGTTACACGTTTACTCACTTCTTCCCGGAAAGCATCTGCCACCGACTGACTGATTTTCTGATTCTTATCGAGCATGATTTCAATGCGCATATCAACCCCTAGTCGGCAGCGTAAAAGATTTCCTCGCCAGCACCCTGGTGAGTCTCCGAGTTTGCCAATTCGGCAATAATGGTGAGTGCCAGTTTCAGGTCTGACGGCTTACAGTTTGCGATTAACGAAACCTCTGCAATGAACTGTACGCACGCCATTTTTTTATGTATTTGGTTTGATTCCTGAACCGTCATTTCCCCTCCCCCAACTAAACTGTGTATTTATACAGTAGCATAGCACTTATAAGTTGAGAAATGAAAAATATTTGGCTGATTTGTTTTTTATCTCATTGATATGCAACAGTTAAATCTAAGGGTTTTTTTAGAATCACTTGCTCATAAATCGTGGTAATCAGAACGACGGTCACCTGATTTCGTTACGCTAATGCAGGAATTACGGCCTTTTTTTACGGTTTTTTTCTGCTAATCGGTTAAATCGTTCTAATACGAAAGTCTTTTTCGGCTCCAGTTTTGGGCGGGCCAGTTCTCCATTAGGTAAGCTGCGGAAGACTTGACCAGCGATTATCGTCTGCGTGCCGCCAATCAGACGCACGGCCATCCCGCGGCTGATGGTTTCACCGCTTAAATCTCTCACTTGGCCGATAAGGTTGTCGCATGCAGCTTCGATTTTGTCCGACCGCCTCAGTTTCAGATGACGCTTTTCTGGCTTCTGCGCCCTTATCAGGCTTAAAAGCTGACGCCGCTCCTTCCTGCTCATGCCGTCCAGGTCAATTTTTTCGAAACTTTCCGGTGGATTTGAATCCTCAGATCTCAAACCTCCCGTACAGTTATTGACAGAACTCCGAGAGGACGCGGACGCGTCCTTAAATTCAAAACCCAAATCAACGGCACGTTTCGGAACAATCTTCCACTGCATCAGGCGGGTTAAGATCGGCGTATCGTCGCCAACTTCAGTTGCGTAAACACCTTTGATACGCACGGTTTCCTCTCCGTACTCGTTCATGTCTTCGCTTGCCTGATACCAGGTGCGCACAGCCAGCTCATCGCGACGCACAAACGGGCCACCCTGCGCGTTAACGTATCCGGCCCAGTCTCCTGCGTCGGCTGCGTCATGCGCGGCAGCAAACTCAACGCTCAGGCCGTGCGAGGTTTCGCTGTCTGCCATGCGGCGCAGTTCGCGGTAAACCGTGACAGGCGCACCGCCCACAAACTGAAATTGCCGGATATGCCAGCGTGCCGCCCAGGCGGAAACAGCCGAGGCGGTTTCTTTCAGATCTTTGCCGCTCTCGTCGTCTGTCTCGCCATCCAGTGCATAACCATCAATATTTTTGGAAATGTATTTAGCTACGTAACCCGTTGCGCTGCCTTTCTCCGGGTCGATAGCCTCGGCGTGAAAGCGGGCCTTACGGGCCTTGTCGGTTGTCAGCTCGCTGCCGTCTTCCTGCCAGGCGTAATCGCGCACAATCTCGCGCACGCGCTCAGCCTGCTCAGGGCGCATAAACATGAGCATGTGCCAGTGAGGGGTCGCATCATGATGAGGCTCAGCAACGCGGATCCCGAAGATGCGGATTTCTTCGCGGTGCAGCTTGGCGCGGATTTTCTGCCAGACGCTGCAGAGATAACGCTGCGTGTCGGCCGGGCTGGCACCATTCCATTTGCGGTTACGATGCCCGGTTTTGATTGTGGCGTGATAGCGCGCCGGGGCTGTCAGCGTGTAGAACTCACCGATATAGCCCATTTCATTGCAGATGTTTTCGAAGCCACGAATGCGGGTCATCAGCTCGCAGCGGCGGATCGCCGGGTTGGCCACACTGCCGTCATATTTCTCGATCAGGCTGATGCGGTTG